ATGCAACATGTTCAATTGTTGAACATGTTGCATTATTGCAACACTTTAGGGGGGTATGGGGGGAAACTTTTAAGCTACATATTAGTACAAGTCACACCTTCCTACGCTACTTATATTTTTTATAAATAAAGAAGAAACTCTTCTAAGGGGGTTGACAACTAGCTACAGGCTCGGGCACAAAAGCATACCCTCGCCTTGGACAAGTACCCTTCCTTATGGGTACTATATAGTTATAATATAATATTCTTTATACTATATATATAACCTTCTATATAACAACTATTACTATTCCCTATATAGTTATTATATATATATATAATAATAGTATTCTAGGGTATCATACTTAAATAAGCTTGTCAACTGTATCATTTATGCAACAGATATTCTTACTAAATTTTTTTAGAAAAAAATATAATTTGACAATAAAAAAAAATACTGTATAATATGTCAGGAAATTTACAAAAACGTAGGGACAGAGTGTAAATTGTAGGTAGAGAGAATCATCTTCAGGTAGGAGTTATGTCCTATTTGCTACATATCTCGAAGGGGAATAGGTTCCGTCCAGCGAGGAACAGAAAAGCTAAAACTAGCTTGGCTACTCTACGTGGCCTATCGGGTTAATATCAGGGGGTTATGTGTTTTTTGTATCAAAAGAGTGGGTTTGGGAACATAGGACTAAGAAAAATTCTTTTAAAAGAAAACAATTGGAAGCATTAGGTATTTCTTGGCCACCTAAAAATGGGTGGTTACAAACAGTGGATAAGAAGATTATATCCGAAGAAAATAGACTTCTTTTTGAACAAAGTAAGTAAAGTGAGGGTAACTCTACGGGCTATCGAATTTACATAAAGACTAAAAAGACTAAAGCAGGTCAACCAGGCATATGGCCTGAGAACAAACGAATAGAAGCTGTAACCACCTATCTAACTACTGGTAACTGGAGACTTACAGAATCCATTACGGGTATACCAGAAATTACTCTAAAGTCATGGGCTAATAAGCCCTGGTGGAAAGAATATAAGGCTGACATACAATCTCAAGAAACAATTGTTCTTGATAAGAAACTTGAAAAGGTTATGGATAAAGCCTTGGATAGTGTTATGGATAGACTTGAGAATGGTGAGTTTATTTATGATGAGAAGACAGGGAAAGTAAAACGAGTACCACCAAAGTTACGTGATACAAATAAAGTCTTAACAGACATGATTGATAAACGCTCTCTCATTAAGAAAATAAATAAAGCTCCAGAAGAAAATAAACAAATAACAGCAGACCATCTAGTACAACTAGCACAGGCTTTCGCTCAATTTACTACTGGTAAAAAACCAGAAGAAAAAATAGCTAATGTCTATGAAGGTCAAGCTAAAGAATTATTTGACCAACTAGAATTATCTACTGGTTGTATTTCAGAGAAGGATAGTCAATATGAAGAAGTGCAAGGGGCGTAAGCCCCCTAAGAAATGAGTTGATTGTTGTGATTAAAGTATGTTTAAATTGTGGTAAAGAACATACTAAACGACAACAGTATTGTTCTGATGTTTGTAGATGGAGTGCTAAGAATAAAAAAGTCTCTTTGGAAACTAAAAATAAAATAATAGAAAAGGAATGTGTTTGTTGTAAACAGACATTCATCCCTAAAGCACTTCATCCTAGGTATAAATATTGTTCTTCACAATGTAAAAATAAATTTAATAAAGAAAAAGCCAAAGTAGAAGGCAGAAATAAACTCTGGAAACGGGATAAAGAAAAGAATAGACTAGCACAAAGACGTTCTTATCAAGAAAACAAATCAGGAAGAAAAGAATATACACTTCTTCAAAATGAAAAGAGACGTGCTCTAACTTCTAAGTACAATCTAGACTCAGAGTTTTCTTCTTTTGTTTTTCAAGAGGCACAACGACTTAGAAAATTGAGAGATATTACTACTAATATAATCTGGCATGTAGATCATATTATACCTCTAAAGGGTAAAAATGTTTGTGGATTACATATCTGGAATAACTTTGCAGTAATACCTAAACAATTAAATTTGGAGAAATCAAATGCCTTTTATGAAGAAAGTTAATGGAAAATCTGTCAGAGATTACCAAGCTGAAAAAAAGTGGGATCATAGGAATGGAAAAAGACTAAAGGATAGGGCAGCACGCAATGCCGCACGTAAGGAGCTAGGATTGAAGGTAGGAGACCCAAGAGATGCTGGACATAAGAAAGCCCTTTCTAAAGGGGGTAAGAACACTCTCTCTAATTTGTTTGCTCAGAGTGCTAAAGCCAACCAATCTTTCTCCAGAAATAAAGATGGCTCAATGAAGTCGGAGACTTCTAAAAAAGAACGTAAAAAGAAATAACATCTGTGTGTAGCTCAGTCAGGCCAGAGTCCTCGCCCTGGAAGCGAGTTGTCGTAGGTTCAAATCCTGCCATGCAGACCAATAATGCCAAATTAGTTCAGTGATAGAACGCTTCCTTTGTAACGAAGATGTCGAGGGTTTGATTCCTTCATTTGGCTCCAAGAGGAAACATGTCAGAAATAAAATTAACTAAAGAGCTTATACATGGACTTGTAGGCAGTTGTCTCGTACAAGGATTTGATGGTAGTAAAGCTATTCCTGAGTTTCATGATGAAATGTGGGAGCTTTGCTGTAGTGATAAACGCTATGTAGCAATTGCAGCTCCTCGTGGTTTTGCAAAGTCTACCGCCATTTCATTAAGCTATACACTATCCTCAGTGCTCTTTAGACAAAGTAAATTTGTCATTATGGTTTCTGACAGTGAAAGCCAAGCGGCTATGTTCTTAGGACAAATAAAACAAACTCTTCAAGAAAATGAATCTATTGTAAATCTTTTTCATATTAAAAAAAATGAGAAGGGACTTGTAGAGTTTGATAAGGAAACAGAAACTGACATTATTGTCTCTACAGAAGATGGTCATAAGTTTCGTATTATAGCTAAGGGTTCAGAACAAAAACTACGTGGTATGCTTTGGAATGGGCAACGTCCCGACCTGATGGTTCTAGATGATATGGAATCAGATGAACAGGTAATGAACAAAGAGCGTAGAGATAAGTTCAAGAGATGGTTCTATGGTGCTCTTATGCCAGCCCTTTCTGAAACAGGTAAAATAAGATATGTAGGTACTATTCTTCACCAAGACAGTATGTTGGAAAACCTAATGCCTAAAGAGAATGGGCCTTATACTGTTATAGAAGAACTTAAAACCTATCAAACAAAATATGCTGGGTTATGGCGCTCTGTAAAATATAGGGCACATAATGAAGATTTTTCTGAGTTGCTTTGGAAAGAGCGTTGGTCTGCTGAAGCATTAAAAGAGATGCGAGAAGATTATCTTTCAAGAGGTCTTCCAGAACAATATAGCCAAGAATATTTAAATATTCCTGTAGACCCTACTACAGCTTTCTTTAGAAAAGCAGATTTTATAGCAGAGATGCAGGATGATAAGAAGAAAACACTTAACTATTATATTGCTTCCGACTTTGCTATCTCTGAGAAAGATCGTGCTGACTACACAGTATTTCTTGTTGGAGGTATGGATGACTCTGGGATATTACACATTAAGAATGTTATTAGAGGTAGAATGGATGGTGAGGAAATTATTTCAACCCTTCTAGGTTTACAAAAAGTATACCAGCCTTTAGCCTTTGGCGTAGAAGAAATGCAAGTTTCAAAAGCACTTGGCCCTTACTTACGTCGAGCTATGGTAGAACAAAATGTCTATCCAAACATTATTCTTATGAAGCCAGAGCGTAGAGATAAGATAACAAGATCACAATCTATTCGTGCTAGAATGAGAGCGGGTGGTGTTAAATTTGATAAGGGAGCTGACTGGTATACTTCTTTAGAAGAAGAGTGCCTTATCTTTCCTAGAGGTCGTCATGATGATATGGTAGATAGTTTAGCTTATCTTGGACTACTATTAGATAAAATTATAGATGCACCAACAACAGAAGAAATTGAAGAAGAAGCTTATAGAGAAGAATTTAAGTCTTCACAAGAAGACGGACGATGTGAGGAAACAGGATACTAGATGAAGATAGAGAAAATACTAGAATCACCTAATTTAGCTAAAGAATTAGATGAAGAAAAACTAATAAAAATTGGTAATGATGTAGTAGACGGGTATGACAATGATCTTTCTTCACGTGCTCCTTGGGAAAAAGACATTGAAAAGTGGACTGAGCTTGCTTTACAAATAAGTAAAACAAAGACTTTCCCCTGGGCTGGTGCCAGTAATGTTAAATATCCTCTATTAGCTACGGCTGCTATGCAATTTGCTGCTAGAGCTTATCCTAGTTTGGTTCCTGCTGATAATAAAGTGGTTAGATGCCAGACTGTTGGGTATGATTTAGACGGACAAAAAGCAGAAAGAGCTGAAAGAATTAGTCGTCATATGTCCTATCAGGTAATGTATGAGATGGAAGACTGGGAAGAAGACATGGATAGACTCCTCTTATCCCTTCCTATTGTTGGAACTATCTTTAAAAAGACCTATTGGGACTCAGGTAAGCAAAGAAATAGCTCTTGTTTGGTATTTCCTAAGAATTTAGTTGTAAATTATTGGGCAAGAACACTAGAAGATGCTGAAAGAAAAACAGAATGGTTTGAACTTTCTCCTAGAAAGGTTAAAGAGCGCCAATTACAGGGTATCTATCGTGATGTTCCTCTAGGAGATAGCTCTTCTTCCAATCATGTAGAAGATAGAATTAAAAATATTACTCAAGTTCGCTCTGTAGATGATGATACTACTCCTTATTTAATATTAGAACAACATACTTTTCTGGATTTAGATAATGATGGCTACAGTGAACCATATATTATCACGGTGGATCATGCAAGTAGACAGGTTTTACGTATTGTTGCACGATTTACTGCTCAGGATGTTCAATTAGCTGGTGGAGATAAAATAGTTTCTATTACACCTACAGAATATTACACAAAATTTAGTTTTGTTCCTAATCCTGATGGTGGTTTTTACGATATTGGTTTTGGAAGACTCTTAGGAACTATAAATGCGTCTGTAGACACTATTATTAATCAACTTATTGATGCTGGTACTCTTAGTAACCTACAAGCAGGCTTTATTGGTAAAGGTCTTCGTATTAAAATGGGAGAAAGCAGATTTTCTCCTGGTGAGTGGAAAGCAGTTAATGCAACTGGTGATGATTTGAAGAAACAAATTCTTCCTTTACCAGTAAATCCCCCAAACCCAGTACTACTACAACTATTACAATACTTAGTACAGTCTGGAAGAGACTTAGCTTCAGTAGCTGAAATCTTTGTAGGTAAAATGCCAGGACAAAATACTCCTGCTACTACTACGATGGCTTCTATTGAGCAAGGTATGAAAGTATTTACTGCTGTGTATAAGCGTATTTATAGAAGTCTTGCTAAGGAGTTTAGAAAACTTTATAAACTAAACGCAACTTACTTAAATCCAGAAACATTTATAGATGTATTGGATGTTCCAATTGAACAAAGTGATTACTTTGGTAATAGTAATGATATTATTCCAGGAGCAGACCCACAAGCTGTAAGCAATCAAGAAAAACAAGCTAAGGCTCAGGTATTAATGCAAGCTCTAGGTTTGGGAACACTAAACCCAATGGCTGTAACTGAGTTCATCTTAGAAGCACATGAGATAGCTAATAAAGAAAAGTTTATGCAGCAACCCCAACCACAACCTGATCCTAAGATGCAGGAAATGGAAATGAAGGCTCAGTTAGAACAGCAAAAAGCTCAAGCAGATATGCAAATGGCTGCTGCTAAAACGGAAATGGAACTGTCTGCCGCCAATCAAAAGATGGCATTAGAAAAAGAAGCTAAACTTCTTGACCTAGAGTTAAAGAAAACTGAAGCGGGTTTAGAAGGTCGTATTGCTGCGTTAAAACATGCACAGGCTTTACAACAATCTCAAGAAGATCATGCAGTAAAAACTATGCAGAATAGAGAAACACATTTGGAACAACTTAAGAATAAACCTAAAGACGGGAAGAAATGACTAGAGAAGATTGGTTAGCTTGGAAAGCCGACCCAGTAACACAAGCTTTTTTTGAAGCTTGTGAAGAGAGAATAGAAGAAGCAAAAGACATTCTTTCAGTAAGTGCTGGTATAGATGGAGATCAAGATAATTTAATGAGGGGCTTTATTAAGGCTTATCGAGAGATGATGGAGTTTGAAGTAAATGATTGAACCTGTTCTTCATAGACTTTTAATTAAACCAGATAATGTAGAAGAAGCTGACGAGCTTCTTAAAAAAGCGAGAGCGGCTGGTATTATGTTAGAACTCGACAAGCGAGAAAAAGCTGCTGTAGAAACTGGTATTGTTGTGTCGGTAGGCCCAACAGCTTTTGTACACTACGGGGGTTCTCCTGAAGATGTTCCAGTAGGAACTAAAGTATATTTTGCTAAGTATTCTGGCAAAGAAGTTAAAGATAATGATGTTTTGTATTTGTTAGTCAACGACGACGATATAGTAGGGATAATTAAATAATGGATGAGAATCTAGAAACCAGTGAAGTAGTAGTGCCTTCAATTGAAGATGTTGCAAAAGAACAAGGGTGGAAACCTAAAGAAGAGTTCGATGGCGATGTATCAAAATGGGTAAGTGCTGAAACTTTCGTAGCTAAAGGTGAGCTTATAGAGAAGATTGAATCTCTAGGCAAAGAACTAAAGAATACGAAAAAAGCAATGGGGATGTTGCAAGAACACCACAAGAAAGTAAAAGAAACTGAATTTGCAAAAGCAGTTGAATATTTAAAAGCACAAAAGAAAGCTGCTTATGAAGCAGGTGATGTTGATGCTATTGTGGAACTTGATGACAAGATTGCAGAAGTACGTGAAACACAGAAAAACCAAAAGATTGCACTAGAAGAAGAAACTAAACAGAACAATGTTCATCCTGAGTTTTCTTCTTGGGTATCTAAAAATAAATGGTATGATTCTGATGTAGAGTTACGAGATGAAGCAGATGCTCTAGGCACTTCATATGCTAAGAGAACTGGTAAAGAACCAGGAGAAGTTCTTAAATATGTAGAAGAACAAATTAAGAAATTACATCCTGATAAGTTTTCAAATCCAAACAGAAATAAACCTTCTACAGTGGAAGGCTCTGGAACCTCTGGAGTAACACGCAAAGTGGAAGATATAGATATGTCTGACGAAGAACGTCAAGTTATGATGACTTTTGTACGAGCTAATATTATGACAAAAGAACAATACATCGCTGACTTAAAAGCACTAAGAGGAACTAAGTAATGGCTATCAAAGAAAGAGCACGTAGAACGCCTATCAATGGCACTAGAAACAAACTAAATGTTCGTGGGCAAGAGCCTGGATATGTGTATAGAATCGTAAATGATACTGACGACAGAATTCAAACATTCCAGGAAATGGGATATGAGATTGTCTCAGATAAGAATGTCACTGTTGGTGACAAAAGAATTGCAAATCCCACACAAGAGGGTAGCCCAGTAAAGGTTTCTGTAGGTCAAGGTGTTCAAGCATATCTAATGCGTCAAAAGAAAGACTGGTATGATGAAGATCAATTAGCTAAACAAAAGCAAGTTGATGAACTTGAATCTTCAATGCATAAAGAAACCTCTGGCGAAGGGTTTTACGGTAAATTAAAACTATCCCGTGATTAACCTCTTGTACTTTTAAGAGGAAATTTAATTGGCTAATGTATCTCGTACAGGTTTTTATCCTGTAAAACATATTAGTGGCGCACCATATAATGGTCAAGCTAATATTTATGAAGTTGCTGCTGGCGAAGCTATTCCAGTTTTCGTTGGCGATTTAGTAGTGTTATCTGATGCGGCTGCTACTGGCCCCTACCCTGCGGTAGAAGCTCCCATAGCTGCTGCTGCTACTGCTGGTGTTTATGTTGGTGCTGTAGTTGGTGTTCTAAACTCTAAGTTTGACCCAGTTACTGGTAAAATGTCTAATGGAGCTTCTCCTACTCTAGACACACCACAATATCGTCCTGCTTCTACCAAGCAATATATTCTTGTTGCTGATAGTCCTGACCTAATTTTTGAATGTCAAGCTGATGGTGCTTGTGCTATTGCTTCAAACGGTCTAAATGCTGGTGTAGTAGAAGGTAGCGGTGCTGCTTCTCTTGGTTCTACCACAACAGGTATGTCTGGTATGCAACTAGATGTTTCTAGTGTAGCTACAACTTCTACACTGCCTCTACAAATTGTTGGTTATCCCAACCGTGTAGATAATGAGCCTGCTGCTACAAGCAATAAGGTTCTAGTTCGTATCAACACCCATGCCTTCGGCAGTGCTGGTGTTACTGCTGTTTAAGGAGAATAATATATGAGTGGCGTAATCACTACTACCAATTTTGCAAAACTACTGTGGCCTGGCATCAATGCCATTTATGGTAATGCATACAAAGACTATCCAGAAGAGTGGACTAAGTTAGGCTTTGAACAAAATAAATCCACTAGAGCTTATGAAGAAGATGTAGGTGTTTCTAGTTTTGGTCTGGCTTCAGTAAAAACTGAAGGTGGCCCCATCTCTTATGACACTGAAAGACAAGCATTCACAACTCGTTACAATCATGTTGTGTATGCACTAGGTTTCATAATTACTCGTGAGATGTATGAAGATGACCAGTATTCTTATATTGGTAAACGTAAGGCTACTGCTCTTGCTCGTTCTATGAGAATGACTAAAGAGATTGTTGCTGCTAACATCTTTAACCGCGCTGTTACGGCTGGTTATACTGGCGGAGATGGCGTAGTTCTTCTATCTGCTTCTCACCCCAACGTAGCCGGTGGCACTTGGTCTAACCTTCTATCTACTGCTTCCGATCTTTCTGAAGCTGCCCTAGAGCAAGCTTCTATTGATATTGCAGCTCTTAAAGATGATAGAGGTCTTCTGATTGCTGTTAAGCCTAAGATGCTTCATATTCATCCTTCTAACCAGTTTGAAGCCAAGCGTATTCTTGGTGCTGATGGTAGAGTTGGTACTGATTTGAATGATCCTAACGCTCTTAAGACTATGGGTATTATCCCTGGTGTTAATGTAAACCACTACTTCACTGATAGTGATGCTTGGTTTATTACCACAGATATTCCAGATGGTCTAAAATATTTTGAACGTAGAGGCGATCAATTTGAGATGGATAATGACTTTGATACTGAAAACGCTAAGTACAAAGCCACCTCTCGTTATGCTTTTGGTTGGACTGATCCTCGTTGTATCTTTGGTAGCATGGGTGCTTAATGGCAACTCTAAGCTATCCTAAGCCACGGGCTTCCCTGGTAAAGTTAGCGTCCTTTGTAGGTAATGTAGCAACAGCACAAGAACTAATGGTGTTGCCTAAAGATGCAGTTATTGCTGGTGTTTATATCTTAGGAGCTGCCAATTCAACGGCTGCTGCTACAGATACCACAGTAGCTGTAGCTGGTGGTAGCGATGCTGATGGCATCGTTATTGCTTATAACCTAGAAACAGGGGGTGCTGGTTACAACACTGTAGGTGCACAAGCTGGTGTTTTGGTAGGTACTAAACTTACTGCTGATACTGTTGTTAGTGCTACCCTATCTGCTGCTGTAGCTGGTGACGCTGCTTTATCCTGGACACTGAAAATTGAATATTACATTCCAGGCCCAGGCGAAAGTCTATAAGTAG